AAAGCTAAACTGCGGCAGATGCATAGGATGCAAAATAGACAGAGCCCGTGCCTGGACCGTTCGCTTACTACACGAAGGCCAGATGCACGAAAAAAAATGCTTCATTACCCTCACGTACGATAATGAAAACCTACCAAACAACCTGTCACTCAACGTGCAGGACTGGCAACACTTCGCTAAAAGAGTTCGCAAAAACCTGGGCCCTCTCCGATACTATCACGTCGGAGAATACGGCTCACCAGACCATACAAAAGCTTGCCCAGCAAACTGCACAAGCCAACACCAAAGGCCGCACTTCCATGCGTGCATCTTCGGGCAAGACTTCCAACATAAATTCACTCCTCAACAGCAACACAGCTCCAAATCAAAACTTCTCCAGAACCTATGGAAGATGGGCTTCACGACGATTGGAGCATTCAATGAACAGACCGCCGCCTACTGCGCGCGGTACATAACAACAAAAATAACGGGAGAACAAGCCAACGAGCACTATGAGAGACTAAATAAAGATACAGGGGAGATATGGCAAGTAAAGCCAGAATACTCGACAATGAGTCTGAAACCCGGTATAGGAAAGACATGGTACCAAAAATACCACACGGATATATATCCGTCAGATGACCTGGTCATCAACAACAAACACTACAAAACACCGCAATATTACGATGAACTACTAAAACAACAAAATCCAGAGCTCTACCATCAAATAATAAGAAACAGAAAAGAATACGTACACAAACACAAAGAAAATAGAACAACAGAACGACTAGCGACAATGGAAACAATAAACAAAAAGAAAATAGAACGATGGACAAAACACACGCTCTGATAATAACAACAACAATAATCGTATGCGGAATAATACAAATAACAAACTACAACATAAAGGAACTAATAACAGAATGGAAACCGGAATGTACGCTCTCTACGACAGCAAACTCGAAGCCTACCAACAACCATTCTTCAGCCCTAACGACCAAACCGCGCTGAGGATGGTAAAAAGCGCGCTTACAGATGGCGGGCAGATGTTCTGCCGCCACCCGGGAGACTTCAGCCTATGGGTAATCGGTTCATTCACCGATGACACTGGAATGCTGCAACCACGCGTCCCGGAAATACTCGTACAAATGACCGTACTCGTAGAAACACAAGAAGAAAACAAACCTGACCTGCAATTGATGCCGCCTAACACAATGAAGGGCACACAATGACAAGAGACAGAGTACAACAAGCCCAATCACCTCGAGGATCAAGCAACACCAGATTCTCAACGATCCCGAGCGCAGACATACCCAGATCAAAATTCGACCGATCCTGTGGGCTAAAAACAACCTTCGACGAGGGATTTCTAATCCCCATATTCGTCGACGAAGCCCTACCGGGAGACACCATGTCGATGCAAGCAACGACGTTCGCAAGAATGGCCACGCCACTGCACCCGACAATGGAAAACCTATACATAGACCTGTTCTTCTTCGCAGTCCCAATGCGACTGCTCTGGACGAACTGGCAAAAATTCATGGGAGAACAAGACGACCCCGACGACTCAATCAGCTTCGTGATACCTCAGGTGGTACCAACACCCGCCGGGGGGGGATTCGCAGAAAAAAGTCTCCACGACTACTTCGGAATCCCAATAGACATAGAAGACATATCAGTCAGCTCGATGTACGCACGAGCCTACAACCTAATATGGAAAGAATGGTTCAGAGACCAAAACCTGCAGGACAGTCCCATAATAAACACAGACGACGGACCAGACCTGGAGACAGATTTCCCGATACGAAGACGCGGGAAACGACATGACTACTTCACAAGCTGTCTCCCCTGGCCGCAAAAGGGAGACGCAGTAACGCTGCCACTGGGCACTTCGGCACCAGTAGTATCAGCAGGAACAGGAGTGCCACTCTGGCAAGAAGACGACCCGTCACCCAGCTGGACACTCAAAGCACTAGAAACACACCCGGATACCAGGGTCGACCTGGAGGCCGGAACATATGGCAGCGGAGACCTACTCAAATGGCAGGTCCCAAACTTGCAGGCAGATCTAAGTACCGCAACCGCCGCAACAATAAACCAACTAAGAGAAAGCTTCCAAATACAAAAACTACTCGAACGAGACGCCCGTGGTGGTACGCGCTACACAGAAATAATTCGCAGTCACTTCGGGGTGACATCGCCGGACGCAAGGCTTCAAAGGCCGGAGTTTTTAGGAGGGGGATCTTCGCCAGTAGGAATCTGGGCCGTAGCGCAAACCTTCAGAAGCGCACTCGACCCGCTGGGGGAACTAGGCGGATACGCCATACAGGCCCACACATATAAGGGATGGACCAAAAGCTTCACCGAACACAGCATAATAATCGGAATGGCCAGCGTAAGAGCTGACCTCAACTACCAACAAGGAATACCCAGGCAATTCAGCCGAACTACAAGGGAAGAATTCTACTTCCCCGCGTTCGCACACCTGGGAGAACAAGCAGTACTAAACAAAGAAATATTCGCACAGGGGGACGCATCGGGAGACGATGACCTGGTCTTCGGCTACCAAGAACGATTCGCCGAATACCGATACAAGCCAAGCGAAATAACAGGAGAAATGAGAAGCGCTGCCTCACTCTCACTAGACACGTGGCACTTGGCACAAGACTTCGCGGCACTACCGCTACTTAACGACGCCTTCATACAGGAAACACCGCCACTAGACCGCGTAATCGCAATACCTGCAGAAGCACACTTCATCTTCGATGCCTACTTCAAATACAAGTGCGTCAGACCAATGCCGAGCTACTCCGTACCCGGCCTAATCGACCACTTCTAACATGGGAGGACTAATCGGCCTGGCCCTCGGCGTAGCCGGAGCAATAGAAACAGCCGAAGCTAGAGCACAAGCAAAACGAGAATCAAAACAGAACAGAGCCTTCCAAGAAAGGATGTCCAACACTGCCTATCAACGGGCAGTCGAGGACATGAAAACAGCCGGGATCAACCCGATACTGGTAAGCCGAGTCGGGGGTGCATCAACACCCTCCGGAAACATTGCACCAATACCCGACGTAGGCGAAGGCCTAATGAGAGGACTACAAACTGGCGCAGCCGTCGAACAGGCGGGTGCCTCAACATCAAAAGCAACCGCCGCAAAAGAAACCTCGTTCGCAGCAGGCGTCCAAGCCGCAGCCGCCCGGGGACTCAAATCCCAACAAGAGATGCTCACCCAAGCAGCCGCTGACAAAACAACCGCCGAAGCACAAATAATCGCCGCACAAGTCCCCGAGGCAACCGCCCGAGGCGCCTACGACGCCACACCGCAAGGACAAGCAGGAATCCTCAAAAGCCAAAGATCGCGCAGGGGACTAGGCCCCATACGCGAAACCGGCACAGCCTTCGGCACCTTCATAGGTGGCCGAGGACTAATACCCGGACAAGGAGTCTACAGATGACATCAAGCGAAAAACGAGGCCGCTACCAGACGGCCGTCGGAACAGTAAGCCGAACAAAGCAAGCACCTCGCGACGAGTGCGACATCAGAAATATCATGGCCAAATACAGAAACACAGGAGAAATCAATCACCTAAACAGCAGAACCCCACAATATGGGGATTTCACCAAAGCAACCGATCTGCTCACAGCAATCGGACAAGTCAGCCAGGCCCAAGAAGACTTCATGGGACTACCCGCGGCCGTAAGGGCCTATTGCGGGAACGACCCAGTCACATTCATGCACGCTCTCGCGTCTGAGAATGACCGAGCAGCTCTCGAAGACCTTGGCCTGGTCCTGGGAGACACAAACGAGAAAGATACGGCCGGAGAGGACACCACCTGGTCCTCCGAGGAGAACGCAAAGCTAACCAACCCACAGCTACTCAAAGAGGTGCAAAAGCTACGTGAAGCCTTCCCGCTGGTTATGGCAGCCAATGAAGACAAAAAGAACAAACCGGTGACACCCCAGGGGGGAAAGTAAGGGGTGTCACCTAACACAATTAACATCAAGTGAACATAATTGTGGGGGAGAATGCCCCTCGGAAATACCGGGGGCATAAAACCGCAAGCGGAGGGAAAACAACATGGCAAGACGGAGGCGCATGAGCCGGCGAAGCAGCCGGAAAAACTACAGAAGAGGGGCTAAAACACACCGCCGCAATTTGGCCGGAAGGCCAATGCGCGGTGGATGGAGAATTTAGCCCAATGGCATGTACGCATCCCCTCGACGCGTACAAAAGCCCCGGCGGAGCAATCGTATTCGATTCCCGTCGGGGCTATGCCGACCTGCCGCTAAAGCTAAACTGCGGCAGATGCATAGGATGCAAAATAGACAGAGCCCGTGCCTGGACCGTTCGCTTACTACACGAAGGCCAGATGCACGAAAAAAAATGCTTCATTACCCTCACGTACGATAATGAAAACCTACCAAACAACCT